AACCCATTCAGCAACAAAGCGGCTCGTCTCTGCCGAGCTTGTCGTGCAGACGGAAAATGAATAATTGAACGCCATGCGTCACCTAGAAAGTCGGCTCGCCGAAGTACGTAGAGAACGGAACCGCTCGATGCACGCGACGCACAAGAAGCCGAGGCGGATTGCCCGGCTGCATCATGCGGCCATCGGCCGCCAGGGCGACCGGATTAGCTGACGCCACCTCCTCGTCATCAAGCTCCACGAAGCACCGCTTGAGCTTGCCGTTTTCCAGGTAGTTGTATCCAACGTCAGGCAGAATCAGCGGCCAGCCGGAAGCCCGGTACACGAGCTCGACGCTAACTTGGTAGTAGCGAACCTCGACGCCATCGACTACTTCCGTGGCTTGCTGGCCAGAGATGCCAGCACACTTCCATGTGTACTGCGGGCAACCAAGGTAGACACTGTCGTTGAGCGTGTTGGTGACGTAGGCAGCGATGGCCAGCGGGAACGATGCCCTGTTGCCACTCACCGTGGCACGCATCTCGGCCTCGTCGGTCATCGCGTTTTCGATGAGTTCTTTCGCCGAGTTCGTGAGCGGTTTTGGATCGTCGCCGTCTTCGTAGTGCACGACTGTCGGGATCGCCACGCCACCCGTCGAGAACGACCACACGTCAGGACGCAGCAGCGGGTTTGGCTCGTAGTCCTGCTTGAGTAGTTCGTAGCGGTACGTGATCTCTGCGTGATGCCGATCCGTCTCCGTGACCGAAGCGTCGGTCATCCGCAGATACGGAAACTCTGGGTGCTGCGAGCCGTGGATAATGCCGATGGCGTTGATGAGCGACTGCGTGGCGGTCGGCTCGTCCACCGTCACTGCGTACTTCAACTCAGCATTTGGAGCCTCTCCGAACTTATGCGAGAACGTACGCGGGATGACTTCGCGGTAGGAGATGACGGCCATCACGCACCTCCGAGAATGTCAACCGGCCGAGCGCCGACGTTGGCCAGCTCGCGGCGAATCTGCTCGAGCTTGCTGAGTTGCTCGCGGCGTTGCTCAATCGCCGGATCTTCGCGGCCCATCGTCAGATTCATGTACTGGGCGAAGCCTTCCTGCGACCGGATGTCGTTCACCTGCAGGGCCTGGCGTGCGGGCCGGCTCAACTCGGCTGCGATCTCTTGGCGGATCTGCACGCCTTCGGCAGCCAAGTTCCGCAATGCCTGTCGGGCTTCACCGCCGTCGATAAGCTTGGCGTCGAACGCCTTGCGGACGGCCTTAAATTGGTCCGCAATCGTCGTGGCCGGCTTGAGCAGTTTCTCGTCAATGCCGAGAGCGTCCAGTTGCCGCTGTCGATCCTGAGCCTTGGCTTCCGCCGTCGCGGCCTGGGCGAGACGCAGACGCTCGTTGGCTGCCGATAAAGCCGCAGCATCGCCGGCCTTGCGTGCCGCCTGCAACGCTTCCTCTGCGGCTCGCTGCTCGTTGGCGATGTCTAGCAGATCGCGGTTCAACTGGACGCGGGATGACTCAGCAGCGGTGAGCCCTTGCGACGCAAGTTCGGTGACACGCTTGCGAGACTCTTCCGCCGCCTTGCGTGCGGACTCCGCCGACGCCTTCGCCGCTTCCGCCTTGGCCTTTTCCGCTTCAGTCAGCCTCTGCACTGTGGCGATCAACGCTTGCGAGTTCTGATCCACAAATCGCAACGCCTGGCCCTGGTTCAGCACTTCTTCGGTGATCTCGCTGGCATAGTCGCGGATGCCGTTGAACCGCTCGAGCACGTCGGCAGGAACCTTGTCGAGTCCGCCGAGTTCCTTGGCTAGCGACACGATCGCCGAGCGGGCTTCGTTCAATGCACCTTGGGCGAACTCGTCGATGCTGATTTGCTCAGGCACCTTCAGCGCCTTCTTCACCTCTTCGCCGAGATTGAATGCGGCGACGCCGGCCCGGTCGGTTTCCTGGCGGAAACGGTTCATAGCGGACTCAGCATCAGCGATGGCTGCGTCTGCTTCACCGCCGGCATTCCTGGCAGATAAGCCCCACTCAATCAAAGCGCCGCCAGCGAGCCCAAGCACAACAACGAAGGCACCGATACCAGTCGAGACAAGCAAGCCGCGAACAGTCGTGGCAAGCGCAACCGTGCTGGCGGCAGCTTGCTTCGCAGCGCCTGAATAGCCCAACGCCGCTACAGCCGCAGAGCCGAACGCCTGAGCCAACTGCGTGACAGCAGTGGCAATCGCCTGCCGGTTAATGAACGCCAAGTAGCCGCCAATCGCGGGCAGCAGATTTTGGGCGAGCGGAACTGCCACGCGGCCAACGAACGCCAACGCGTTGCCAACGTCTTCGAGCAGCGTGCTCAGTGTCCGTGCCGCCGCCGGTACGTCGATGCTCTGCACGAACTTGATGAAGTTGTCCGTGCCTTGCGTCAGGGCCGGTTGCAACTGCGTCAGGATGCGTCCGGCGAGCTCCTGCATCGCCTGGCCGGCGAGCCCGAACGAATCGCCAATGGCGTCAATCTTGTCTGGGTTGATGCCGTTGACGCCGTCGCGGAAGCCGCCCAGGAACGTCTGGGCCGTCTTCAGGTTCTCGGGCAACTCGCGGAACGTCGGCAGCAGTAACGCGCCGCTCTTGCCAAAGATGGCGACGGCAGCAGCTGCACGCTGGGCAGGGTTCTCAATGCCGTTGATGGCCGTGGCAATCGCCTGGAACTGCTGCGTGCTCGTCTGTGTGGCCAAGTCATCCACGGACAGCCCGAGTGCCGACAGGGCCTTCGTGGCTTCCTTGCTGCCACCAGCGGCCTTGCTGATCGTCACCTGTGCCCGCGTGAACGCCTTAGCCAGTTCTTCGCTCGATGCACCGGACAAGTCGGCCGCCACCTGCAACGTCCGCAGTTCCTGGTACGACACGCCCAGGCTCGCGGCCAGCTGCCGCGTGTTGTCGATGGCGTTGAGTGCCCCGCTTGTGAACGCCTGGAACGTGTTGGCAATCGAAGAGATGCCGCTGATAAACGCCTTGGAAATCTCCAGCGTCTTCAGCGTCGAAACATCACGGGCCGTCTGCTTGGCGGCGTAGCCCAGCTTCTGCAATTCCACGACGCCGGCGTTGATGCCCTGGGCCATGCCCACGGCAGATGCCGACAACTGAAATCCAATGCCAAGGGTTGCCATGTTTCACTTTTGGCCGAGGTCGGCCGCCATCTGCTTGAGCGTCTCTGCTATCTGCGTCGGGTGCTGCGGGGCGTGGCCTTCGATGGGAATGAAGTCTTGAGCGTCGGGCACTTTGTTTTTGCAGTAGGGAGCCAGGACTGAACTTGCCAGCATTCCCGTCTGTAGCCACGGGTTATCCAGCGGGCGAAACCATCGGCTGTAGGCGATCCAGTACGAGAACTCGCGGGAGTCCATCGCGTCGATTTCGGCTACGGTCTTCTTAAGGTGCGAGGCCAGGTCGAACTTGAATCGCAAGCTCGGCCTGGCGTTCATTCCCCCGCCAGTTTCTCAATCTCCTCCTCGGTCAATGCGTTGTGCTTCAAGGCCGCCTTCCACAGTCCGTGGATCTGATCGACGCTCTTGCGACGCAGGGCCGCCACGCCTTCGTCACCGGGAAACAGCAGCACGCCCTTGTCATCACACAGGCAGCGGGCGAGCAGCTCAGAGCGAAAGTCGGGGATCACGGGTACGGCCTTGGACTGCGCCTCGAGCAGCTTCACTTCGTAGCTGTCACGGTCGCCCACGGTCATCAGGCGGATGCACACCTCGCCACCCCACGCCGGAATCTTGATGATCTTGGCGTCGCTAGCCTGCTCGATCTGATCTCGCGTCAATACTGCCATGGTTCACCCGTCGAGTAGTCGGAACGTCACGGTGTAACGGGTCACGCCGTTCAGCTCGGGCGCGACGTTCACGCCCTCATAGACTGCGGTACACGTCAAGTTGGCACCGCCGCCCGTGATCGTGAGCGTGCCACGCGTTCCGTAGCTGGCAGTCGCCACGCCGGTGGAACTGAGGCACGTGAGAGACACCGTGCCAACGTCATCGGTCCACGTGGACGAACGGCCTTTCGGAAGGCTGCCGCCATAAGACCACGACAGATCCGAGATTTCGGCGAACGTGGTCGCGCCGAAACTGGCGACTATCCCAGTGCTGTACGTGGCCACGGAACCCTCCGTGGCTCAAGCCAACTGGAACTCGGCCGAACCACGGATGGCGTCGTTCACCGTCAGCGTGACAGAAGACGAGTTGCAGGTCGCAGTCGCTGAGACGCTGATGCCGCCGGTGATCGCCAGCGTGCCCGTCGTGTTCTGGGCGATGACGCTGGTGCCGATGTACTCGATGCTGACGCTCTTGCCCGTGTCGCCGCCCTGCGTGCCAATCAGCGGGCGAGCAATCGAGAGAACGCTGGCCCCGGTGGTCTGGCCGAGGTGCGAGATGTCGATGTTGTCGGCCCCGCCGCCGGTGGCACCGATCGTGTAGGTAATGCTCGTGACGGTGTAGTTCACGCCAGCGAAAGAAAACGTCGTGCCGGAACCGGAATGCGGGGTCGTGGCCATTCGTCAGCTCTCCTGCCAGCGGATGTCGTAGGTCTGCGTGATCTGATACGCCGGTGGCATCTCGGCACCACCGAGTGAAACGAAGTCGTCGGATTCGTTCTCCAACGACACCTGATCCACAACCGTATTTTCCGACTGCCCACCGTATCCATCCAGAACGACACGCATGGCGTCTGCCACCTCGCGGGTCTGGTCGTACGTGACGCCGTAGACCTGATACTCCAGGGTGACACGGGGCATGCCCATAGGGTTTCGCAGCGTCTGCTCTCGCTGGATGCCGGTACGCCGCCATGTGACAAAAGGCAGGGACGCCGACGCCGGGGCGAGCACCGGGTAGATGCGGGTGCTGACGAGCGACGTGACAGCCGTGCTGCTGACCAGGGCGGTACGCAGGACGGCTTCTGGCGATTTCATAGGCCGAAGTCTCCGTATTTCTTCTGGGTCGCACGGATCGCTGCCGTTAGTGCCTTCCGCATCTCCACGTCCAAGATGCTCTGCATCTGGCTCTGCGTGGACTGAAAGGCCCGCGTCAGCGGCCTACGGGCCGGGCTTCCACGCACAGTGCCGGTGGCGATGAAGTCGACTGGGTACTGCCCGCGTCCTGTGAAGTACCTTCGCTTTCCCTTGCGCTGGTCTGCCCCGCCGTCCTTACTAAAGCCGGAAGACATAATTCGCCGGCTGGCTCCGCTTATTCTTTTCACGCTTTCGGCTGACGTGCGAATACGGCCGCCAAAAATCACCCGCTTGCGTTTCACTCGTGCGGTTTTGATGCCTGGGGTTTTCGACTTGGTGCCGTATTCCACCATGTGCGAGTGATAGCCACGGTTTGGTCCCTTAAGAACGCCGCCGCCTTCAAAGGCCGGAGCCGCACCACGCTGGCTCTTGCTATTCACCGGCCGCCGAAAGCCGACAATGATGACGCCAACTGGCAGGTTGGCCTTGTTGTTGTCGTATTCCTTTTCCTTCTTGCTGACGCTCGCCAGTAAGTTGCCAGTGACCTGACCCAATGCGGCAACGTTCTTTCGCAACGCTTCCTGCCCAGGCTTCGCCGCCTTGCGAAGGGCACGCAGCTGGTACTTCGTGCTGATGTCTCGCGGCAGTTTCTTGAGCTCGGCAACGATGTCAGCCAACGGCTCAACGGCAAACAAGGCTTTCGCCTTCTTGCCCTTGCCAAGCGCCAACTTGATAAGCGGCGACTGATTGCCGCCGGCAAAGACGTTCGCCATTACGGGATCGTCTCCTGGCAGATGATCTCGTGCTCGCTGCGGTTGCCCCGCTCGAGCAGGCTGACAATCTCCAGCGTCCGTGTCCGCCAGGCGAAACGCATGTTCTGCGTCAGCCCCGGCAGGTAACGCATCCGCACGCGATGGGTGACGCCGATCTCCTGCTGGCCCAGCCCCAGCGACTCGCGTGCACTCACGCCTTCCACGCTCGCCCACACGGCCGACGAATTGCTCCACGACAGCACCTGCTCGCCGAGGGCATTCGTCGTGCCGCTGGCGATCTGCACCGTGACACGCTCGCGGAGCCGGCCGGCGTCGATCATCGGTAAGAGCCCCAGCGTTGCGAGTCGAGTAGCGACTTCACGCCAAACGGCACTTCACCTCCGCCAGCGTTGTCGGCAGCAGCACGTCGCTCGTACCACGTGCCAATCAGCATCAGGATCGCGTGCCGGATCGCGGCCGGGACGCTCGTGCCGCTCGCCCCGTACCCGCCCCACCACGTAACGCTGATGGCGTTGTCATCCCGCAGATGCGGCGGCCACGTCTGGCCGTAGAGCGTCTTCACGGTGCCAGGCGTGCCGGCCCGGTCCACGCGGTAGCTCGCCGTCGAGTAGGTGGACGTTGTGCCGTTCTCAAACGTGAACGTCAGAGCCACCGCCGTGGCCGTGCCAGCGGCAGCCATTGGCGGGCGTGGCAGTTCGATGTCGTGCGTCCCGTCCGGCGGGAACGTGTCAAGCCGCACCACCCACTGCGTATGCACCAGCGTGCGGTCAAGATACTCTTCGCACCACTCACGGGCCGCAGCGATCAGCGT